GCGATCATGATGATCTTGTGGATTCCACGACACAGGCGATCATGCGATTCAGGCAGGGCGGTCTGATCGGACACCCTGAAGACTATGTGGACGAGAAGGCAGAAAAACCAAAAAGGATTTATTATTAATGAAGGCAGTCATTCAATGGGTATTACGAACAATGATGAAGGATCAAACCGGAATCGTTAAGACAATGCCAAAAAAAGATATCGTTGATTTTAATGTGGCCATGACTGCAGAAAGATTGATGCGTAATGGGATTGATCCAAACTCATTAAAAAATGCTAATCAAGTTGAGAACGCTATCAACATGATAGAGAATAGACCAAAGGTTCAAGAGGGAATCACATCTACAAAATCTGCAAAAGTATTTGACATGGAAGGTAAAGAGATACCAAAAGGATCTAAGATTATGGGCGGTAAAGCAATTGACGACGATCTACCACCACCAGGTAGTCGTGGTGGTGATGATGATATTGCAGCTCCGATACAATCAAAAGATGAATCGTTAAGAGATATGATGGAATCAGAGATTAAAAAGAAATTAGACAAAGGCAACAAAGAAGGTATCGCTAGAATAAGAGCAAGACAGAAAATGTTAGATGATGCAATTGACGATGCATCACCAGGATTTTCTGGTGACAGAAAAGTTGATGCAGAATTAGTTGCGGAGAATCTAGCAGAACGTATGGGTAAGGTTTATGATGATCTTCCAACAAAAGAAAGATTAAAAATTTATGATGAAGCATTTCAAGGTTTGACCAAAAAAAGATTTGAAGACTTTGCACAAGGTGGACGTGCAGGGTTTGCTAATGGCACAGGGGCGCCAAGTATAACTCTTGGTCCTAAAGAGGGACCTATGGGACCTATGTTTGAAACAAACGATCCTGGAGAGGCAGCTAAAGAAATTATTAAAAGATTAATAAGAGTAGAGGGTGCAAAGATTCCATTAACTGAAAAAGGTTTACTAAGTCTTAATATAGATAATTTAGATAAACAAAGTTTAGGTGGAATTATAAATTTATTAGGAGGTGAGTTACAGTTTGGTATTGGTAAAGACAAAAAAGGTAAAGGCGCTGGATTTACTTTTAGAAAACAATTTAAAGAAGGCTCTGGCATGACTAGAAGAACTTTCTTAAAATTACTTGGTGGTATGGCAGCTGTGCCTATCGTTGGTAAGTTTTTTAAATTAGCTAAAGTAGGTCAAAAGGTTAAACAGGTTCCTATTATCAAAACAGATGATGTTGCTGGCAAACCAGAATGGTTTGATGCATTAGTTAATAAAGTTATCAGAGAAGGTGATGATGTTACGAAAAAATTTGCAACAGGTGAAAGACAATCTATTCACCAGAAAACACTTGATGATGGTTCAGTAGTTCGAGTTACAGAAGACGTAGATGATGGTGCTATAAGAGTCGAGTATCAAAGTGAAAAGAACGTGTTTGGTGATGATGTGCAATTACAATATAAAAAACCATTACCAGATGAGGGTGATCCAAGACCAACAGCAGAATTTACCACAGCAGAGTCAGGTCCGGTTGGTAGATCATATGGTCCAGATGATTATGAAATAGATGTGGACGAAGTTGGTGGCACAAGTATCAAAGATCTTGATTCAGATGTATCAAAATTAAAAGAATATGCGACAGGTCAAAAACCTACCATGAAAGAATTTATTCAAAACAAAAAAAGACAAGACAAAGCTAAAGCTATATCAGAAGATATGGAAGCTCAATCAGATGCCGTGATTAGAAGACAGGGCGAAGCACAAGATTATGATTACGAGGACTTTGCATCAGGCGGTATTGCTAGATTGTTAGGAGAATAATGACTCCAAAAGAATACAAACAGATGATGAACTACCTGACTCGATCAGGTGTTAAAAAACAAGTTAAGTTTGCATCAGATATCGCAAGACCAGATCCAAAACCAGTTGTCAAAGAGATAGAATTATTTAACGCATTTAACAGACGTAATCCAAAAGCTGATGGCGGTATGTTAGTAAAACCAGGTTTTGGTGGCACGAGGCAGGGGTATGGTGGAGATAGGTCTAAGTACATAGACTATGAAGCAAGAATTAAAAATCCAGGTAAAAAATTTTTAGATATAGCAGAAAAAGTTCATGGTAATAAACCTGAATACAAAAATCTAAAAGGTTTTGAACTTTGGAAAAAATTAAAAACATTTGAAAGATCTAATATTAAACAAGGAGGCACTACAGGTGAAACAGGAGGAATAGGTAAACTTAAAAAAAATCAAATAGGTAAAGATGATTTTATTAAATTAGTAAATCAAAACAAAGATAAAACATATAACCAATTTGTAGAAATACTAAAAGATTATAGAACAAAAGATAATAAACCTTTTACCAAAAATATTATTGCAGATAGATTAAGAGATTATGGTTTATCAGGTTCTTTTAAAAAAGAACCACCCAAAGGTAATGACCCTACGGCAAGAGCTGCAGCAGAAAAAAAACGACAAACTAGTTTAAAAGAAACAGATCCCACTAAAGCAAAGGGAACAAAAAAAATTAATTATCATCATATAAGACAGATCGAAGGCGGTGTGCCTTTAACAACAGATGATGTCATGCTTATTAATCAAAGAATTAATTCTAAATTATCAGACTATGATAAAACTTTAAATAGAATATCATCTGCTATTAGAAAAAATAATATACTAGCACTAGAGGCTATGAACGCTAAAAACGAGGGCGCTGCTTTAGATTATATGAAACGTGTCGATGAGCTTAATGAAAGTGCAGAAAAAATTGTAAACAGTGCGATTGATAAATTACCAAAAAAATACAAAGGTTATGTTGGGTTTAATCAATTTACATTGCCAAGAGATGAATATGGTCTGCCAATAAGCAATGAACCAATTATAATTAAAAAAGTTGGTGGTATGCCAGTGTCTAAAGATGCAATAGATCTAACAACTTTAAATTTAAAACAAGAAAAAGAATTTAGAGATTTAGTAAAAACACAAGCACAAGCTGGTAAGACAGGACAGATAAAAGGTCTTGCTGCTTTTATAAAAAGAAATTTTCCAGATGGTGAAATAGTTTGTAATTTATCAAAAGGAATAAATTGTAACAATCCACAAGCATATCAAAAATCTATAAATCAATTAACACAAAAAGCAAAACAAGGGGATAAAGCCGCAAGGTCCACGCTTACAAGATTTACTAATATAGCTGGTAACGCAGGTAGATTTATAAGAAGTGGATTAGGTCCATTAGCCATAGCAAGTGAGATTGCCATAGAGGGTGGTATTGCATTAAATAAAACCTTACAGACAGGTGTACCACTTAAAACAGCTTTTGCTGATTCAATTTTTAATCTTGCTTTAGGTCCTAAATTACAGATTGATAAGGAAGCAGAACTTGCAAAAGAATTTGCAAAAGGTGAAGAGTTTGCGATGGCGGAACGTGGTAGAAGAATGATGATTCCACAAAGTGCAACGGCTGATGCACAGAGACAAAGAGAAAGAATGGAGCAAATGGCTTCACTGTATCCTCAATATTCGGATCAACAATTAATTAACATGATAGAAGATAGAGGGTTTAATCCACAAGATATTGTTAATAAAAAAACAACAACAAGAATTACTCCTGCAGTTACATCGACCTTGACAGGATTAGATCAGTTAAGAACAGCTCTTCAAGAACAAGAGGCAATGAAAAATTTAATGGGTGGAGCAGCTAATTTTGCAGGTGGTGGTATTGCAGGTTTATCAGGTGGCAAAAAATCAGGACCTCCACCAATATCAGGACCAACACCAGATGGTGATGAGGGGTTGCCAGGTATCTTTAAACGTGTTAAGAAAGGATAGGAGTATTAAATGGCAGAAATAGACAAAGGACTCCCGAACACTAGAACCGAGATCAAAGTTCCATCAGAAGAGGAACTACAAGAGGTTGCCGTTCAGGAACCAGTAGAAGAAAAAGGACCAGTAGAAGTCACACCCGAAGAGGATGGCGGAGCCACAATTAATTTTGAACCAGGTGCAATCAATATACCTGGCACAGAAAATCATTTTGATAATCTAGCAGATATATTACCAGACGATATACTTGACCCTATCGGCAACGAGATGGTTCAAAATTATATGGACTACAAAGCATCGAGAAAAGATTGGGAACAATCTTACATTCAAGGTTTAGATCTTTTAGGATTTAAATATGAAAACAGAACAGAACCTTTTCAAGGAGCTTCAGGTGCAACACACCCGGTGTTGGCAGAAGCAGTCACACAGTTTCAAGCACAAGCATACAAAGAATTATTACCAAGTGATGGGCCTGTCAGAACACAGGTGATAGGTTTAAAAAATCCTGGGACGGAACAACAAGCACAACGTGTGAAAGATTTTATGAATTATCTGATAATGGATCAAATGAAAGAATATGAAGAAGAGTTTGATTCAATGTTATTTCATCTACCACTTGCAGGTTCTACATTTAAAAAAGTTTATTATGATGTACCACTAGGTAGAGCAGTATCAAAGTTTGTGCCAGCAGATGAATTAGTTGTGCCATACACTGCAAATAGTTTAGAGGATGCAGAGGCAATCATACACGTCGTCAAGATGTCAGAAAACGAATTAAGAAAACAACAGGTATCTGGTTTCTATAGAGATGTAGAACTAGCGCCGCCAAGTAATGTTGAAAAAAATGATCTTGAGAAAAAAGAAAGAGATTTAGATGGCACTAAAAAAACAGGTAAACAAGAATCTGTTTATACTTTATTAGAGTGTCATGTTAATTTAGATTTAGAAGGTTTTGAAGATACAAACTCTGAAGGACCTACTGGAATAAAATTACCTTACATCGTAACTGTTGAAGAAGGTAGCCGATTAGTTCTCTCCATACGGAGAAACTATGC